TTTAAACGGTAGTTCTAATTTCTCAGGCCACGAATCCTTACGTGCCTTCTCATACGCCGCAGCCATTGGCTGATACAGTTCTTTTGCCTGTGCCTTGGTCATAACAAAATCAAGTTCATAGCAAGCACCATCATCGGTAGCTTCGCAAGGCACACTTTTACCTTTTGGTCCCGCCTTCTTATCAAACCTATAAGGTTGATCTAACCTTGGGTATAGTGCTTTTACATCTTTAATAATATATTTATCATTGCTCATAAAGTTTTCTTCCTTCATGGTTTCAAACGGGTTTCTTGGAATAGCAGCATCTTCAACTAACTGCTGCACCTCTACCAACTCATCTTCCGCCAACGGACGAGATGGTTTGAAATACATTTTAGAAATCCCGCTTTTCTCTCCAAAATATATTTCTGTTAAAACATTTTCTACTTCTTCGTTGTTACTCTGTAAGTAGTCAATGTACTTATTTAAGTTGAACCTGTTGGTGTCTCTTGAAAACAAACTGAGCGCACCTATTCTAAGTTCGTATACTTCTGGTTCGTAAGGTATTACTAGTTTAATAACTGTAAAAAACTTACAAGCTGTCCCGCGCCTGTACCCCCCTTGTTTAATATTCCTAACGCAATCAATACAACGTGTTGACTGCTGTGTAGTAGAAGGCACTTCATCGTCAGGAAAATCTGCATCGAACGACCAACATAGTAGTTTGTCATCCTCGTAGTAATTTCGAGACAAAGTACCTCTATCTACAATCACTGCTTGAATACTAGTAAGAGGTTCATACGTGGACGAATGTATAAAATACCCGTCCTGAACATTAAGCCTAGTCATTTCTTCGTAGGCTTCTTAGCTGGCTTGCGAATCGAAACTACATACTTACGATTAGTCTGCAAACCGGGAGGAGATAATTTAGGATTATCTTCAAGAAATTCTTTCACGTTTTTATTGTGAAGCCTTCTTTCTAACAGATGCGGCGCTTTATGCTTTAACACAAAGTTGTGCATCTTTTCCCAATCGCTAGTCCAAAACGTTGAGGATACTCGCCGTGAGACTGTACCCATCGGTGTCTTAAGACTGTCTACGTTCTCCTTCTCACAAAGAGCAAGAAGTTTCTCATTGATCTTCTCTTGTTTCTCTTTGAGTTCCTTTATTTCATCTTCCCTTTTCTGAATGGCCTCGCGTAAATTCATAAACGCACCGACCATTTGATCTACTGGTAACTTTTTCATCGCTCCTCCTGTAAAAGTAGGGACGAGTAGTTTACCAGTCTCCTTTACATTGTCAAGCACCTAACTCTTGTCTGTACAAATCTATAATCTTATTGTGATTAGTGATGTTGTTTTGCAGCATCCTGTACAACCTGTTCTCAACTGGGCTACCTTCTATATGCACCACAGTCATCGGGTTGTGTTGGCCCGGCCTGTCTATCCTTGCGTTAGCTTGTAGGTATGTCTCTACGCTAGTAACAGGAGCGTACCAAATAACAGTGTTAGCAGCAGTAAGCGTTAAACCATGCGAAGCTGCTTGTGGCTGTATTATAAGGACATGCGGATCAGTCTTTTCTTGGAAGTCCTTAATTATCTGAGTACGTTTATTAACTGACACCTTACCTGAAATGATGTCACAGCTAATGTTAGCCTTGGTCAAAAATTCTTTTAGTAATTCTATGGTATGTGTAAAAGGTACGAACACCAGCACTTTGTGAGAGGATTCTTCTATTACCTCTTTAACTACTTTCAGACGATTCTTTACATCAAACTCTATGACTTCTTTTTCGTCTGAGTAAACCGCACCACCTGAGATTTGAAGTAGTTTGTTTAAGTTCGTAGCTGCATTGACGGAAGTAACTTGCTCTCCATCTGCTTCCATTGCCATCTGATCTTTAAGAAGTTTGTAGTAAGTCTCTTGTTGTTTGGTTAGCGGAGCATTTCTCTCCACGTAAGTAACAGGAGGTAAATCCAGACATTGATCTTTCTCAAAGCGAATGGCAGGTTGCAATGCTTCGTGTACTGTTTTATCTGAATCCGATTTAGGTCGCCAAGTAAACTGAGTGACCTTGTGCATCACCTTGTCTCTGAATTGCCCAAAGTATTTAGGCACACCATCAGGGTTAATCAGCTTTGCAAGACCAAACGCATCGACAGGTGATTGAGCTGCTGGAGTACCTGTAAGCATCCAAAGCCACGGGACATCCTCAACTATTGCTTTTAGTGTTTTCCAACGGTTAGTCTGTGCGTTCTTGTAGGCGTTGGCTTCGTCTATGACTACCATATCAAACCCACCTTTCATTATTTCATCCATGACCACAGCTACACCGTCATAATTTATAATGACAAACTCAGCTCCCGCGTCTAGTATTTTCTTACGCTGCGTCGATGTACCATGTGCAACTGAACAACTACGGTGCATAGCAAACTTAAACAAGTCTTGTTGCCATGCAGATTTCATAATAGACAGAGGACATATAACCAGTACACGGTTCACTTGACCCATATTTATCAAGTAATCTGCTGCCCATATAACAGAAGCAGTCTTGCCTGTACCTTGTTCGTTAAAACAAAATGCTTTCTTATGTAGCGTAAGAAAATTAGAAGTTTCTTTTTGGTGGTCAAAAGGGGTGTACTTACCTGTCCACCCATAGTCTCTATCTATAGGAGAACGAATATCTTTTACTTTCAAAGATGCCAATACTTGCGCTTCGTGTAAGTCCCACCGAATTGCTAATTTGTAAACGCCATCGGTTTCTTGCAGTATCTTATGGTTCTTTATCTGTTCAGTAACTAAGTGTGGACGTTTTGTTTTAAGTACAATCGCCCTATCGTTTATTACGTGCATTGGTTATCCTTTCTCTTCAACAGCTCTCTTCAATTTTAGGTGCATTCTTTTAACTTCGATAAGTTCTTGTGGTATTTCAGGCCATTTTGATTTGGGTATCCTCTTTCCACCCGGCCCCGCGCACAGTAAGTGCTTTACGTAAGCATCGGTTAGTTCATCTGCGCGTTTTTTAGAGTGCGCTTTTGTTCTTTCCAAATTCCTAGCTACCCATAGCTTTCTAGCTTTTGCAAGTAATTCTCGTTTTTCTGGTTTTGCCCTGTATCTCTCCCCTCGTATCTTATCTTGCTCCCTAACTTTTTCTACATTTTTAGCATCCCAAGCGCGTTTAATAGCGTTGGCTTTCGCAGGGTCTCTCGCGTAATCTGCGTTTTTCCTAGCCCTCAAGCACTTTCCACAAATATGACTAAACCCCGTTACTGTTTGGTTACTTTTATAAAATTTATCAACCTCCTTAATTTTTTTACAGGCTGAACATTGCTTAGAAGTTTTTCCCTTTACTTGAACAAGTATTTGAGCTGGACGTATTTTAGGCTTAGAGCGTCTACCCTTGTTACGTTTAATTTGCCTACAGAGGTTACAAAAACCTTTCCTGTATTTTTTACGAGTTCCATTCACCAATACTTTAGAGTGAACAGTAAACAAAGTAAGGTCTTTTTCTATTCCGCAAACCCTACACACACGCATCCCAGTAGCTTCTTCCCGCATTTTTACTTTATACTTTTCTGAGCTAAGACGTTCTGCTAACTTTTTTTCTCTGTTCTTCGTATTAGTACAAACCTTGCAGCGGTAGGCATATCCTGATTTGTCTTTTCGGCATACGTGGAAAAACTCGTTAGTGAGCGGGTGCGTTTTACCGCACCCACAACATTTTCTTACCTCCATTATTACTTATCCTGAGAGTGCAAGAAATTTATTTTAAAGTTCTCATCTTTGCGTAAGCTATGATAATCAAGCTGAACTTTAGCTGAGTTAATCATCTTACCTGCTAAGTTAGAGATTTCTTTAGCTTCTTTATGCGCTATATCTCCGTCTCGCAACGAATCAAATACCTCAGATAAATTGTTACGCAAACTTTCTACGTTATCTATTGTTGTCTTACTTTTTCGTGTAGCCATATCGCTCCCTCCATAGGGGTTTAGTTTAGTTTACTTCGGTTGTTTTTTCCTTTCTCGTGTACTTCTTTCAGACACTAACTTACCGCTAGAGTTTCGTTTGAAGGACCGATTCTTTGCGGCTGACTCTACTTTAGTATTACCTGAGTTCTTACCGCCTTTTGATATAGCCTTCTTGTGCGCTACATCTTTACCATCGCCCTTTGTTACTTTTCCTTTTCGTGCGGCTTTGCGTCTGGCTGCGTTACGTTTAGCACGATTCTTTTTCTGCTCTTCCGTGCCTTGGTAGTTTTCATATTCTTTCTTGTAGTTTCGTTTCTTAGGCATGTTACCTCCTGTTGTGTTCACAACTAGTGACCGGACAGTATGCACACAAAGGACCATCTACTGCGTTCCATACTTCTTTCTCCATAGCCACCTCTAATCTTTCCAACTCGTCATCAAAAACTGTAAAGTAAGATTTGTAGAGTTCCGCTTTATGTTCTTTGCCTACAAACTCATTACTTACTACATATAGTAAAGCAGACTTTATGTGTTTGATCTCAGGAAAGTGTGTAAAAGTAGCTGCCGCTAATAGATCAAGCTGCTTAGTATCTGCATACCTAGCGCTCTTTCCTGTTTTGTAATCTATTAAATACGCTTTATCACCGTTAGTTATTAGTAAGTCTGCTATCCCACGCCACCATACATTCTTCCCAAAAAACTTTGATGGTGAATAATTAGTGCCATCCTTGGTAATACCCATTCGTATCTCGCAATGTTTATCTCCTTCTATCTTATTCAAAGAATCTAAACTCTTCTGAATAAAACTAAATTTATCAGGTAGCAAGTTTCCATCTCTTATGTATTCTTCAGCAGCACTATGAAGTTCATTACCGTAGAACATTGCAGAGCTGCCTACATCCTTCACGTCTCTAGCTACCTTTAAGTGGTAATACTTCTTAGGACATTGCTTAAACGTACTTATACTACTGTAGCTCCAAGCGGTCATTCCACAACTCGTTTTGACAACTCACCATCAACTAACACTTTTACACGGGCAGAAAAAACTGAATCAACTTCACCGGGGGAACCTTTAATAAACTTTACAGGGGAGTTCATAAACGTGTGAGGAGAAACAGCAGCATACACTCGCCAATTTGTATTACGACCCCCGCACCGCCGAGAAATAATAAAAGGGCCGAGCATTAAATTAGACCCTAACCACACCTCTAAATCAGTTACGTCACCCTCAGAAAAAGCAAAAATATGAGCGGCTATAGCACCATATTTCTTTTGGAAATCGCGTTGTGTTTCCGTACCCCCTGCCCCTAATACAT